CTACAGGGCGACGGCGCCGAAACCGCCGAAACGGGAAAGGATCCGTTTCTCGTCGGGCGTGGGAAGCCGGTGAGCGTGTTCGACCTCCTTCAGGGTTCGAATCGCGGCGATGATGTCGGCGGCTTTGGCCTTCGGGCCGGTGGGTAATGCGGGTTGCACGTGTTGACCTCCTTCGTTGACCGACCCCGGCATCGGGGCCTGATGGCACGAGGAGGAATCCGCCCCAGCGGGAAGCGGAGCGGCGGTGCCCGCGGAGAATTGGGGGAGACCGCTTGGGGGAGCCGATTCTCTGCTGGCAACGTCCTGCGGGTGGATTACCGTGCCACTGAAGGCCTCGTCGGGGTCGGCCGGAGGGTCGTCAAAAAGCGAACGGCGTTGGGTGCGGGACGCATCGACACGGGAGGCGTGGGAAGTGCCGGGGGATTTACGAGGGTAGCGGTCGGAAAAAAGGGGCGGGGGTGATGCTGGACGTGCGGGCGGGGATTGGTCGGGCGGGGGTTCCTCCGGTGGGACGAAGAAATCGATCAACGGCTGATAATGGGTCGGGCGGTTGCGGGACATGAACGGGAATGGAAATGTGACTCCCGCTAGTGGTAGCCGGATTTGGGAGCCGGATCAACCGATAAGAATTGTCGGCCATTGGCCGCTTTTCCTGCGGCCTTCTATTCCGTCGCCGTCGTCTCGTCGTGCGGGTTTGGGGTTCAAGGGCGGAAAACCGCGAAGCGGTATCATTCCGCCCGGCCCCAAGCCCGTACGACGTAGCAGAGGCGGGATGGAGGGCTATTCTTGAGCCCGAGTTGAGTTGGTGGGGAGGGGTTCGACCGAGTCTTTACCGCCCGGGTGCTGCGTTCGGAAATGGCTCGCCACAGTATTCGGCCTGTGGGTCACATGCGCAAGAAGTCAACGCGATCAGGAAGACCACGAGGCACAGGAGTGCGAGGAACCCGAGCAGTCGCTCGATGGCCCGGGTGGTGGGATCGGGGTCGTTGAAGTTCACTGGTTGATGTCCTTGCTCCATTGAGCCAACGCTGTCTGCTTGGCCTCGCATTCGTGATACAGGTACGCAACGCTCACGGTGTACGTGAGGAGGGCTTGCGTGTCCTTCCCCGTGAAATCGGGCAACGGCTCACACGCAGAAATTAGGTCAGCGGGCGGAATGATTGGCAGCGATTGCGGCGCGGAGAATTGACACCCCGCGAGGGTTAAGGCTGCAATTAGCAGGAGCGGGTGTTTCATGGGCGGCCTCGATTTGCTGGTTGGCGGAAAGTTCGAGTTCGTGCAGCTTGGCAATGGATTCGGAAAACGACGTATCGATCTGGCTGCTGGCTTTCATCGCGTCTTTGGTCGCGGTTTCTTCGCGGGTCATTTCCTTGACCTGTCCCGAGGCGTCGTACCAACTGTGGATTTTCCAGACGGCTACCCCGTACAGGACGAGTAACGCGGCGGTGATTCCGAGCTTCCACCAGAAGGTCATGCGTCGGGCTCCGTTTTGGCCTTCATACCGATTCCCGCACCGCCACCACCCAGGATTCCGCCATACCCCGTGCCAAAACTCAACGGGTCGAACGTGTGAGATTTGAAGGCCGCGTAAATGGACAGACCGAGAAATGAAAGCGCGCCGACGACCCAAAGGACGCGGCCGACGTCATAGCTCTCGCCGTCTTTGCCCGTGACGCAGTCTTTGATTAGAGCTTGGAAGCCAGCCATGCTAGCAATGCCTTCGCCTCGGTCTCGCTGTAGGTTGCCATCCTGTGCCATTCGGCCAGGAACTCGTCTTCGAGGTGGGCCAGGCCGTGGCGGGAAGTGCGTTCGGCGTCGTGGACGACGTTCGCGGCATCGATTTCGATGCCGGGTGATGCGGCTAACGGTGCAGGGGTCGGATTTTCTGGGGTATCGGTCATAGTTCCTCCTTGCGGCACGTTAGCCGCGGTTCACGTTACGCGTTGGCGGGTGCCGGAGCGGGTTCCGGGGTCGGAGCGGGGGTCGGGGTTGGCTGGTCGTTCGCCAGGAGCGCGTCCAGCTTCGCGTTCACGCCGCTCAAGTCGATGGTCGGGGTCGCGATCGCCGAAACGGCGGTGGTTAACGCGGTCACCTGTTCGGTGAGGGTTTGAACGGCGGCAAGCGTCGCGAGTACGTTGTCAGCAATGTCGGCCATAAATATTCTCCTTCGGGAAAAGTAGTTAAACATGAAAAGTCTCCTTGTGTTGCGGACAGTAGCATAGCTATTAGTGAATGTCATTGAAGAAAATGTCGCGGCCAGCAATCGGCGTCATGCTGCGACGATGAAGTGTTCGGGACGGCGGGCAGAGCCGCGGCTGGGGCGGGGCTAGCGGGTGTACTCGATCATCTGGCTGTCGGTCAGTTCGAAGGGGAAGTATACCAGTCGCGAGGTGTAGCCGTTGATCGGCACGCCCGACGCGCCGTTGTTGCCCAGTCCCATGTGGGTAAAGGCCGTCCCCTGCGGCGTGAGTGCTCCCGTGTTTGCCACAGTCACGATAGGGCCGCCGTTCAGGCAGCAGGACACGCCCGCGCCGTTCGCACGGCCGGCGATCTTGTTAATGGCGTTGAGTCCGATGTTGCCCGTGTTCGAGGTCGTTCCGGACGAGATGCCGTGGGCCGTGAAGGAGCCGTTACCACCGGCTCCCGCGACGCTCGCGACGCCCGATACGGTCACGCCGCCGTCGGTATACACTCCGCCACTGCCCGTCCCGTATCCGTTACCGGAACCGAATTGCAGCATCGACCACGGGCCGCCGCTGGAAATGAGGTCGCGGAAGACCCGCTGGCCCATGCCGGGGCGGGTGCCGCCCGGGTCGCTGTGGGCGGGTTCGTCGATGCCGCGGACGTTGGTGGAAGTGGTGGTGGGGAGCGGCGTCGTGGGGTAGTTGTTGTTTTCGCACTGACAAAACTGCACCGCGATCGCGTCGCCGGACGTGCCGAGTTGAAATCCTACGTTTGCGGACGTGAGGGTTTGGGCGGGGACGGATACGAGCGTGTAACCGGTGCTGTTGATCTGGCCGGTGACGTCCGTATAGGTCGTACCGTCGAGGGTGATCTTCACCGTCCCGGTGCCCGTCACGCGCTTGACGTAGGCCGAGAAACAGTAGGCGTGCGAGCTTAACGTCAGCGATTGCAGTGACGTTGCGGACGTGCCGGTCGCGGTCAGCAACGAAGCGCCGTTGGCCGTCAGGTCGGCGCCCGTCTGGTTCTTGGCGGCCGTCATGCTCGTTTTTGTCCACGCCCCGTTCGTGTGGTCGTTGGAATACAGCGCGTAATTCGTGTAGTTGCCTTCCGCCCAAAGGCCGCAGCCGGCGGTGATGCGCGGGTAGTAGGCCGCGAACGTCCGGACGATGCCCGTCGAATCCGGTGCGTACCCCCCGTTGCCGGACGTGCTCCCCTGCACGAGGGAACAGTATGACCCGTTTGCCCCGATCGCCGCGGCCATGTTCACGGGATTGCCCCAATACTGCCCGACGCTGAAGTTCAGGTCGAACGTCGCTCCGGGGAACACCCACGCGGGTGGGGAGAGCTGCCGCAACATTACAGCGCCTCGAAGTTGACGGTGAAGGTTTCGCCCGAAGTCGGCGTGTAGGCCGAGCGGGCTTCGATGAGCCAGTACACCGTCTGCGTGCCCGTCGAGGGGGCGGCGTTGATCGCGGTTCCCATGCCCGGGCTGGGGGCGGCCTTGCCGACTGCGACGCTGTCCGAACCGGCGTAGACGAGTGTGACGTCTAACGAGCCGCACCAGTTCGTCATCGAAACGGAAATCGCCGCCCCGTCGCCGCTCGCGATGGTCGGTAACGCGCTGAACAGGTGGATGCGGAAGGCGCCGTTGGTCAGGCTGGTGTTACCGACGATCAGCCGCGCGCCGATGATCGAGACGGGGACATCGTTAGCGGATGCGAGCGACGCCGTCGGGACGGTGACGGAACCGGCCGTCGTGCTGTTGGCGACGAGTTGGCCTTGGGCGTAAGCGGTCGTATTCGCCGGGCGCGTGAACGACCCGCCCGAGATGATCTGCGGGCCGGACTGGACGACGGGAATGGAGTTGCCCTTGGTCTTCTGGTTCAGCGTCACGGCCGAGCCACCCACGAACCCCACGCTGACGGCGTTGGTGGTGCCGGGCGTGGTCTGGTCGATTCCGAATTTCCCGATCAGGTTGGTACCCGCCGCGAGCACCGTCCCGGTCACGAGGCTGTTGATGCCGGTCAGGAGCCCCTTCGTCAGGGCGATCAGCGAGGCGGTGGTACCCGGGGTTGTTACGGCAGAGTCGGCTTTGGCTCCCATTGTGACGGCCGACCCGTCGGCGATGGTCACGCCGCCGATCACGTTCGACCCGGCGGGTAACGCGGCGTTGACTTGAACCCCGTTCGTCGTCCCTGGGGTTGACTGGTCGATGCCCACCTTGCCCATGAGGTTCGTGCCCGAGGGCAGCGCGTTCGTGATCGCCGTGAGCGCAGTCACGGTGCTAACGGTACCGATGTTGCCGATACTATTCGTTCCGGCGGGCAGGGCGGCATTCACCCGAACCCCGTTGGTGGTACCGGGGGTCGTTTGGTCGATGCCGAACTTCCCGGCGATGGCGGTCCCGGCTGCCAGCGCGACGTTCCCGATGGTGTTCGAACCGGCCGGGATGGGGGTTACCAGGTTGACGTTGAGGTTGCCGGAGCCGTCCGCCGTGAGGTTGACCATGGTGGAACCGTTTTTCGCCCCGATGGCCGTGCCGGCGGACGGGAAGGCCGACGCGAAATTCGACGACGTTCCGCCGCCCGAGGAGCCGCCCGAAACAACGACCCGCAGGTTGCCCGAAGGGTCGAGGCTGAGCGGGCTGGTCTGGCCGGTGGTCAGCGACGGGGCGGAGGTCGAAACCGCCCCCTGGACGAGCGGACCTTTCTGCCCGGACGTGCTCGACCCCTGGGCGACCAAGAGCCCGTTCACGGACGTGTCGAGGGCGACCGTGCTTTGGATCTCGGAGAGCAGGGTATTGCCCGCCGTCTGGAGGGCCGACGTGGACAACAAACCCAACGCCGTAATCATCGTCGCCTGGTTGCCGGCGGTGGCGGGTGAGATGATGGCGCCGGTATTATCGAGCAGAGGGTGCGCGAACGAGAAATTCGTGCCGTCGGTGTAGGCGATGATCGGTTTGCTGTTGCCCGCTCCGTCGAGGATGTTGATGGTGGTCTGCGTCCAAGTCATATTAGAATACTCCTGCTGCTAAACCGGAATTCCCGGCGATTGAAAAGTTGAATTGCCCTCCGGAGGAAGGTGGGGTTGGGACGATGACGGTGACTTCGGGGCTGACCGTCGCGGTGCCTTGGAAGGGGCGTACGGTCTTGCCGTTCGCGAAGACCAGTTTCACGTCGTAGAGGTAGTTGCCCGGCACGAGCGGGGAGGTCATGGCCGCCGACACCACCGGGGTGATCGTGCCGTTCTCCCCGCCGATGACCAGGCCGCCGTTGGACGTCGTTAATGTCAGGACGGCGGGGAACCCGTACGCCGTGCTCACCTGCATGGCGGCGTACGCGCCCGTCAGGTCGACGGGGTTGCCGTTCTCGTCGAGGATCAGGAACGGGCGCTGGTAGTCGGCACCCTGGTCGATGGTGATGTTCTTGAGGATGGCAGTCATTTCTTCGTCCCGCTTTGGAGTTTTGCCATGATGCTGGTGATCTCCGGCTCGATGTCCGCACCTGCGAGGTGGGCTTCCTTCTCGACCCATAAAATGAGCCGCTTCAGGACGGCGTTCCCGGCCTCCCGCTTCAGTTCTGGGTCGGCCATAGGTGCCCCCTAGTCGATGTCGTTGAAAAAGATGTGGTTTCCTATCACCGCACACGGGTTTTTCCCCGCCGCCCATTTCGGTTCCGGGGTGCCCTTGGCGAAATAGCTGGTCGCCCCGCCGGTGATGTCGGGGAGTGACCCGTCGATGACGCCGCTGGCGATTCCCAGCGCGTCGTTGTAGATGGCGTAATCGGTGTCGAGGTTGAGGATGACGGCGCGGTTCGGGTCGCCGAGGTTCCAGCAAGAGAATTGGTACGGCTTCAGGCAAACGCCCTTGACCGTGGCGCCCCACCAGCCGGGTTTCGCGACTCGGTTCAGGACGACGTTCGCGACGGCTTGCATCCCTTGATTCCCTTCCCCCCGGGCCTCACCGCAAATGGTGCGGGCCAGGACGTCCCAATCGGTCGCGGTGCCTAAATCAATCATCGTTTGTCTGCCTTCCGGTCGAGTTTCTGGTCGAGGTTCATGAACCAGCCGTTCATGTCGTCCCGGAGCTTACCCACCTCCTGCCGCTGGACTTGGACCAGGGCGTCGATCTTTCCCTGGACCGCGGAGTTCGTTGCGGCGGCTTCGGCTTTGACCTCCGCGATTTCTTTTTCGCGCTGGATGTTCTGCAACTTGAGGATGTTGATGTCGCCCACCATGCCGTACCACATGCCCAGGGTGCAGACGATGATGCTGCACGCGGTGATGAGGTGGCCGGCGTGAATCGTGGGATCAAACGAGAGCCATTTCGACGATGGTCCTTCCATGGTCTTCCTTTCGGTTAGTGGGTGGCGAGGTAGAAGAGCAGGCCGAGAATGCCGCCCACCGTATATTCCGCGATGGGGACGGCGTAGGCCGTAGAGATGCGGCCACCGACGTAGTACGGGATGCCCAGCAGGAGGGTCGCCGCCGCCCAGGCCGAGTGACCTGGGTACCCGGTCAGGAACGCCACTCCGATGATGCCGGGGGCGGCCATCGCCTGCCGCAATCCCATCGCCGTCGTGCCCCAGGTGCGGCGCCGGGAGTTGCCAGCAGTCGCTTGATACACGGAGGAAAACCACGGCATCTGTTTCAACAACCAGTCCACCGGGGCGAAGGTCGCCGCGTCGGGGTTGAACGCGTTCCCGATTGCCGCCGACCAGTAGTTGTCCCAGCCGAAAAATTCCCACAGGGACAGGGTCGCCCACGTCCAGGCCAGAAGCACGTCACCGCGGATATCGGTTTCGCCGGATGCGAGGATGACACAGAGCGACATGCCGAGGATCGACGTGAGCCGGGAGGCGACGGTCGAATCGATTTGGCTCCAGAAGTGTGAGCCGCGACCCCGGTTCATGACGGCGAAGACGGTGGTGAGGCCGATCACGATTGCTATTCCCATACCCCGACCTACGTCTTGATGATCTTGTTTATCATAATGGTCGGCTGCACGTTGTTGTGCGCCCCACCGCCGGCATTATCGGTAGTGGCGACGGTGATGTCGGTCGTGTCACTCGGTATCGTGTACGTGCCCGGACCGACCGAGTTGTTACCGACGATCATGTTCGTCGTTCCGGCGTTGAAGGAGGTGTTGCTGAGGACGGTGTGGGTGTGACCGGGGTCGGTCACGGCCGACGTGTAAGTGAGTTCTGCGGATTCCGCTGGCGTCAAGGTGTGCGACTGTTCGCCGCCTGCCGACCCGAGGGTCGACCCCGTGATGCCGTCGATGGTCGTGATCCGGTTGGCCGCGCTGCCGCCCATGTTGTCGACACCCGCGCCGATGCGCCCCCGGTAGTCGGGGACGTTGAACGTCGTCGACCCGTCGCCCGGGCCGAAGGTCGTGCCGATGGCCGAAAAGAGCGAAGCGTAGGTGGTGCGGCTGATGGCCTGGCCGTAGCACAGAAGCCAGCCCGTGGGCGCCGACGACCCCGCGAAATCCATGATCGCGCCGGTCGGGGTGCCGCTCACCGACAGGTCGGCCTGCCAGTTGGCCGACGGCGGCGTGTCGGTGTTGGAATTGGAAAGCGACTGGTAGGCGATGCCCCCTGACATCACGCGGTCGTATTTCGAATACGAATAGGGGGTGCCGCCGTTCATCGTGGTGGTGATGAACGGCGGTGTCCCGACTTGCTGGTACTGCTGGAGTGCCGAGGTGATGTCGTAGAAGAGCTGGTTCATGGATGCGCGGGTGATCAAGATCCCCCCGGAACCAACGGGGGTGCTGTACCCAATGGGATAGCCCTGGTTGTAGCTGACGGTTCCGCCGCCCTGCACGGGGTCGGGTACCGCCACCTTGTCTCCCGAGACCGCGAATACCGTGTCGAAATAGCCGTTTATCGGCATGTCATCCTCCAAAATTACCGTTGTCGAAATTCAAATCGCCCACCGCGAAGCCCCAGTGGGGCACCGTCGCGTCGAAATATGCGGACGAGACACCGGCGGGGCGGGGCAGGATGTCGTAGTTGTCGAAGAGGTAGCGCAGGTCCGCCGTGAGCGGGAAGTCGAAGATGTAGCCCTGCGTCATGTCGCCGTAGTCTTCCAGCCACGCGGGTCCGAGGCCGGAGAAGACGTATTTCAGCATCCGGTTGATCTCGGGCACGGTCCCACTGCTCGTCAACTGGAAGTACCGCAGTTGCAGGGCGATCCGCTTGGTCCCGACGGGCAGCTCGTAGGTGTTGCCGTTGTTGTCGCCGAAATTGCCGTTGTCGAAGTTGAAGCCCGTCTGACTGTCGAACCCGAAGATCGGGCCGGTGACGATCGGCGCCGTGTTGAAGAACAGCGGGAAGCCCAAGATGACGGACCAGACGGCGAGTCCGAACTCGTTGGCCGTCGCGAGGTCGAAGACGTTGGCGTACCAGTCGTTCCAGAACTGCGTCTGGTTGGCGGCGTACCATGCGTCTTTCGCGTTCAGCAGCCCCTGCAAGTTGGCGGCCTCGTCGTACTGCCAGAGGATCGCCTTCAGCAGGTCGACGCTGAAGTCGAAGCTCTGGATGTCCTGCGCCATCAGGAGATCACGACGGTGACGTAGGAGGCCTGCGTCGCGGCGATTTCGTTGATCGCAATGGGGATCGCATTCGTGGAATAGGACACGGAACTTTCCAGGCTGATCTCCACCTTGCTGATGTAGTAGCCGGGGTATTCCGACGTGATGGCGCCGGCGATCTCGAACGGCGAGACGTCGGCGCCGACCACGAACCCGGCGAGGCCGTTGATGACGCCGTTCGCGTAGTCGAGGATCGCCTGGGTGATGTTCTGCGCGTTGCCGTTGGTCGTCGTCACCCGGACGAGGATTCCGACGGGGGTGGGCCGGTCGAATTGCACGGTGTAGGTCTGCCCGCTCGCGGGTTCTACGACACTGACGCTCGTGCCGCCGTTCCAGGCGCACCCCGAACTCTTGTTCTCCAGCAGTGCCGCCGCCACGTCGGTGTCGGAGCCGCCGGCCACGCAGGCGTAGATCGAGTGCGGCACCATGCTGATGCCGTTAATCGTCTGGGTCGTCGCCGCCACGTTTTCCTGGAAGGTGAGGCTAGTCACCCCGGATACGTAGTAGAGCGCCGAAGTGATCGCCTCGGCCAGTGAAACGCCCTGGAATGCCAGTGTATTCTGGCGCAGAGCCCGTGCGGCCTGGTCGGACTGCGTGGAACTTCCGAGGGCCGTCGCGGATGCCGGGGAGCCGCCGGCGTTGTTCGTGACGGTTTCCCAACCGAGGATGTTGCTGACGATCACGTTCAGCGCGCTTGCGGCGCAGGGGATGGCCCCGAAGGCCGCCGACGCGAAATTCACCATGGCCGTGCCGCCGCCGCCGAGTGTGACGGTGGAGAGCGAGGCGAACTGGTCCCCGGCCGCCGTGGCGGCCAGCGTTCCGGCGGGGATCACCGTTCCGGCGATGCCCGTCAGGGTCACGTTCGTCACCAGCGTCTGTGTGGACGGTGTCCGTTGAACGCCGGTCAGGGCCATGAGGGCGTCGAGAAACACGCCCCCGGCGACGTTCGGGTTGATTTGGTTGGCCACCGCCGCGTTGTTGTTGACGACCTCGGTGCGGGCCAGCGTCTCGGCAGCAATGAGGACGCCCTGCGGTGTGTCCGGGGTGACGACAAGATCGGCCCCGAAGACGGATTGGTATTCGCCCTGCACGTCAGCAAGAAGGGCGGACGTGTCGCCGATCACGACGCCAGTTGCGTCGAGATACTGGTAGGGCACAGTCTCAGTCATCAGCTATCCTGTTATCGTCGAAGGCGTTGTCGAATACTGGGTGGTGATCTGCGCGACGTAGGACACCGTGCTGCCGCTTACCGTAAGGTTCAGCGACGTGACGGCGGTCACGCCCGGCACGCTTTGCAAGGTGGAGAGCACCGCGGCTTTCCACAGCGCGTATTCCGGCGAGCCGACCCAGAGGGTCTGGAAGTTCGGGACGCCCGTTTCCGTGGCGAAGACCATCTCGCCCAGTTGCGCCTTGGTCGCGGTGGCGCAGGCCGCTTCTACGGCCGCGATGCCGGCCAGGACGACGAGGTTCCCGTCGGGGCCGAGGAATAAGTCGTTGGACGCATTCGTCCCGAATGTCTGCACCATCAGACCGGCCCTCCGGTATCCGCGCCGCCCGCGGTGACGCCCGAGTGGACGTGGCCTTGAAGGCTGATCGACCCGGCCACCACGTCGCCGGTCGTATTGACCGTGCCGTTGAACGTCGCCGTCCGGGTGTAGGCCGGGTTCGTCCCGCCGATGATCTGCCCGGCGATGGATACGAGCGGCGTGTCGAGGACGATTTCGGTCGGGGCGGTCAGGGTAATGACGCCCCCGCCCATCGTGATCGAGGTGGTGCCGTCGGTGCTCTGGACGCAACACTTGCCGGGGTCGGCGAGCGTGGCGCCCCCGACGGCCGTGTCGGGCAGGAACCAGCCGTCCCCGAAGTCGTGTTGCCGGTTGGTGTTGGGGGGCGACTGCTCGCCGGTCTGCTTGTAGATCGAGATGTCGCAGTCGTTGGCGATCAGCCAGCCCTTGTCGCCGCTCGCGACGGGGAAGTAGACCAGGAAGCCGCCCGCGCCCCACCGCGCCACGGGGACGCTCGCCACCTGGGCGCACGCCACCTGCTCGGCGCCGGTCGTGACCTGCACGATCAGCGGTTGCACCTGGGCGCGGTTGGTCGCCGGGTCGTAGGCGATGACCCTGGCCGGGAGGCAGCCGTCCACGCCCTGGAGGAACTTGAACAGGGCGAAGTTCAGGAGCCCCGTGAGGGTGTCGTTACCGGCCGGGTTCCGTGACGGCGCGTTACTCACAGAGTCCCCATGAAGTAGCTCAGGTTGCGGCAGTTCAGCGTCAGCCAGAAGGGCGTGTCGCGGTTGGCGACGTCGAAGTCGATCTTGTAGATGAAGTACGTCCCGTTCGCGGCCGGGTTGATCTCGCTGACGACCTCGATCAGGCCGCCCAGCCGGTAAGAGGGGGCGAGCATCACCTTGACGATCACGCCCACCTCGGTCACCTGCGGGATGCCGACCATGCCGGTGTTCGCGCTGACGAGGATGGTCCCGCCGGGGCGCGCCTTGTCGCTGTCGTGGACGACGAGCGTGTTGGACTTCGGGTCGATGTAGGCGAGGATGCCGCCGATCAGGTTGAGCTTCCGCACCTGTCCGAGTAGGCCGCCGCTGAAGTTGTAGTTGTCGATCTGCCGGTCCGTGGCGGTGAACTCGTAGGGCAAGTTCAGTGAGGCGGCCACGCCTTTGACGATGGTGCTCAGGAGGGTCACCGCCGACTGGTTCAACCCGGCCAGTACCGAGGAGAGGTAGTTGGCCGTCATGCCGCGCAGCACGACCCCGATGTCGGGGGGCTGGGACACGTTGCAGGCGATGACGTTGCCCTGGAAGATCGTGAAGGTGCCGTAGGATTCGCGGCCGACGTTCAGGGTCATGTTCACCGGCACGAACTGCCCGTTGGGGGAGTTGACCTTGCCGAGGTTCATGGGCGACGCCTGGGTCAGCACCTGGTTGCGCTGGTCTTTCGTCATGTTGTAAATCGCCAGTTCGCACTGCCCCGCCTGGGCGTTAGCGAACATCCGCCCGCGGGCGAAAATGGCCACGCTCTGGAACGTGACCGGACCGGACAGAAGGGTGAGCGTGGCGCTCACGAGCCGTCCGTCGAATGCGCTCGTCATGACGCCTCGTACCCTTGCGGCGCGAATCTCAGCGGGAGGGCGGCGATCGGGTCGAAAGACGCCGCGGTGATGACGGGCGAGACCGGCGGGGCGCGGAACACCGCTAGTTCGGCGGCGCTGACGTAAATGAGGCTCTGGGTGTTCCCGAACAGTGTGTAATCCGGCAACGCATAATCGGCGGTCAGGAACAGGAAGTTCCCGGCCTCCTCGTAGCGCGAGGGGATGAGGAACGAGCCGGCGGCGCAGCGCGCGTTCTCGACGACGGTGGAGCCGTTTGAGGCGAGCGTCGCCGACATGACGCCGTTGGTCGAGCGGAGGGTGAAATCCCAGGCGGTGCCGTCCAGGACGGCCTGGAACTGCTGATTCGGCAGGGCCTGGATCGGGAGTTGGAGCATGCTAGCGCTTCCCGACCAGGGCGGCGTAGGAGGCGAGCGAGGTGGCGCCGGCCAGAACGCGGGTGCCGAGCGCGGCGGCCGACTGGAGGCCGCTCTGCACGGTGTTCTCGTTGGCCGCGGCGGCGGGACTGTAGTTGGCCGGCAGCGGCTGGGTCGAACCGGGTACCTCGAACAGCACCTGCTTCAGGCGGAGGCCGATGATGACGGAACTGAAGTGCTCGGGCGACTCCTCGTGCGGCATGTCGGCGACGATCATGCTGCCGTACACGTTGACCGGGGTCTTGACCGACAGGAGCGTCGCCGCGAGGAAGTCCGTTTTGATCTGCTGGTAGATGGCGGCGTAGTAGACCGAGGCGACCATGAGCGGCAGGTCGATCTCGACGGGGTTGATGATGTGGTGGTCGGACAGCACGACTCCCGTTTCGACCGGGTGCTCCATCACCTTCGAGGTCTCGCGCACGGAGGCCTTCAGGGGGCGCGCCTGGACGTACACCTGGGCGGTGTCGTTGTAGATCCCGACGATGTCGACGTTGCTGCCGACCAGCGACAACAGGTCGAGGCCGAAGGCGACGTCGGAGAGGAGTGAAGTCGTGTTGATCGCCATTACGCCAATCGCCCGTCGTCGAAATCGCTGAAGGCGTAGCGGATGTGGTCTTTGAGGGCGTCACCGGCCGCCGAGGCCATGCCGTCGGCGTCGGTCGCTTGGGTGTGGACGTTCACGTTGTCGATCTTCACGCTCGTACTCCTGTCGCCGCCGTTGGTGGTGTTCGAGACCCCGCTGGACGAGTTCAGCGGCGACGAGGCGGCGGCACCGAGCGTCTCGTTGGCGATCCGGGTGGCGAGTAGGGCTCGCTGCTGCGCTTGGGCGAGGCCGTTAGCGGGCCTTTCGAATAATTGGCTGAAGGCCGCGCCGGACTGTGCCGAATCGGCCCCGGACAGGGCGTCGCCGGCCTTCTTGTGCGTGTTCTGAAGTTCCCATAGTAAGAATTGGACTTGTTCGTCGAGGGTCGACTGACGGATGTCGTGGCCGAACAGTTTGGCGAAATTCGCCTGCCGGTCCGGGTGCCACTGCGCGATGCCGAAGGCTTGCCCGTTGTCGCCCTTGGCGCGCGGGTCGAAGCCGGATTCGGTTTGCAGATTCGCGAGGATGCCGTTCACGTTGTCCTGACTGAGGCCGCCCTTCGAGAGGAGTGACGCGATCCGCCGCTTGTTGTCGTTCTTCTCGCCGCTCCTTGCGATCCGGTCCGCGATGGCCGAGCTAGCCCGCCCGAGATACGAGTCGCGCCGACCGGTGACGGCGTCCTGGACGCCTCCCGCCACGCCGGCGGCGGCCAGTGCCGCCGCGATGCCCGGCAGCGACAGCACTCCCGCCCCGCCTGCCGCGGTTTCTCCCGCTCCTACTTTTGCCCCGTTGCCGAAGAGCCAACCGAGCGCCTTTTTTACGCCCCATCCCCCGACGAGGGCGCCGCCCACCGCCGTCGCCTCGGGCGCGCCCGGGACCTGGCTGATTTTGTTCAGGAGACCCACGAGCCCTTGTAACCCGCCCGTCAGGGCGGGCAGCACGTCGTCGGCGATCTTGGTGTAAGCGGTCAGGAGCGACTGCTGGACGGCCGCCATTTCCTTCTCGAAGTCGCGGGCTTTCTTCGCCTCATCCTCTTTCAGGGGGGCGTTCTTAAAACCGTTCTGCTCGAACTCCGCGTACTCGGCGTCCGAGGATTCGAGGATGCTTTTCGCGCTCGCGTCGAAGGGAAGCCCGAGCCGCTGGAAGTATTGTTCCTTTGCCTGTTGGGTCGGGTACTGTTTCAGGCCGTCGCGGATCTTCGCGAGGAATTCTTTGGGGGCCGGTGTCGCGAGGCCCGCCGCGGCCTGCTGGGCGAAGGCGCTCTGGTAGATCGACAGGAAGCTGCCCGCGGTGCCCCCCGCCGCTTCGAACGCCGCATCGTACGCGCGCAACGCGCCGACGTTTTGGCCGATCAGCTTGCCCTGGATCTCCAGGGACGAGTTCAATTGCGTCGCGTTCAAAACGCCGGCTTTGATGGCCCCGAGCGCGAGGAAGGACGTGGCCGCTTGCGCCCCACTCTCGACCATCTTGACGAAGGAGTCGCCGAGCTTATCGGTGGCGTCCGTCTGGTCTTTGATGTCGCGTAGGGCTTCCGCCCGCTGCTTGCGGAGTGACTGTAGCTCCTTGACCTCGGCCTCGTTGCGGCTCTTGCCCTTGGCGGCGAGCGCCGAGATCTGCTTGTCGAGAGCGGCGACGTCGGCCTGCGCGCCCTTGGCGTCCGACACGAATTTGAGATAGAAAGTGTCGATGATCGTCATGGTGGCGTGGCGAATTCCTTCTGGTGTTTCAGCCTGGCGACAACCGCTTTTTTGTTAGCCTCTTCCACGTCGTCGAAATATCCGATGACAGCGTAGCGACGATCGATCATCATCCTGACGACCCATTTCGTCGTGACTCTGCACCAAGAAACGTTCTTGTAGCCGGACGAATTGTTTTTCTGCTTCCCTCGATTGAAGAGGTTCTGGGATGGCGAGGCCTCTCTCAGATTGCAGAAGCGGTTATCCGCTCGGTGACCGTTGATGTGGTCGATGTCGCTTTGCGGATATAAGCCCGTCATGTAGATCCATGCGAGCCGGTGCGCCAGGTGGATTCGGTGATCCACGCTGATGACGCGATAGCCGCAGTTGTTAATCGTGCCGGCCACCCCGCCCGGCTCGATTTTCTTGGAGTCGGTCCATTTTCGTATGAAAACCCCTGTTTCCGGGTTATAGGTCAACACCTCTCTCAGCCGTTCCGCGCTCAGATCGTAGAAATAATTCCTCTTGAACTCCGCCATCTCCGAACCCCGTAATCGTTGCGGGGAGCAGGATACTTGGTCCTCGACGCTTATGCAACTACGGTCATTTCTTCTTCCTGCTACGCTGCCAAGCGTTGAACCTCGGAACGACGATGCACTCCCACAAGAGGAACCCGTCCTCCAGGTCGTAGACCGTCCTCAGATCGTGGAGGGTGGCTTTTCCGGCGTCGATGATGCAGCCGGCGACGGGGTCAACGTTTCGGAAATCCTCGCCAGGGTCTTGCGGACGATATCGCCGAAGAAATCCGAGATCGTCCCTTTGTGAAAAAAACCGGCGTTGTACTCCATCATCGCCCATTCGAGCTGCAACCCCGTGTCGAGGTCGGGGACGTGGTTGTCGATCAACTGCGGCGTGGCGAGGCGGAGCGGTGTGCCTTGTACGTCCACGGCGACGTAGTTCATCATCTTCAGCATCATCGCTTCGTTGAGCTTGTAGTCGCCGACCTTCGGAAGGATGCTGCCACCGTACTGGATGCCGACCTCGCGGGCGACCATGAAGGGCATGCGGGAGATCGTGTAGGTGCGCTGCACGCCGTCGTTATCGACGATGTGAAGTTCTTTCGGTTTCAAGAGGTCCATGTGTGCCCCTTACGCGAAGTTGGAAAATAGGAAGCCGAAATTCCGCGTCTTGACCCGGCCGTCGCTGGAAAGCGACTTCCCGAACGGCGCATCGGTGATCGCGCCTTGGGTCAGGGAGACGACCGTGCCGTCGGGGTAGACGATGGTCGCGGTGATGATGTCCTGGGCACTGGACTTGCCCTGCGCCACACGGTTGGCGTTGGCGAGGATACTCAGGTTGGTGTCGTCGAGTCCGCCGGGGATGACGCTGACCGTCATGGGCAGGGGGACGGCCTTGTTCCACGAGATGGGGTCGCCGTTGACGCCGAGCACGAGGTCGCCGATCTTGACCGACGGCATGTCGAGCGGGTCGCCGTCACTCGCGCCTTGCGTGACGGTGAAGCCGAGCGGAAAGGTGTTGCTGGCGATGATCGAGATGACGTAGCCGAAGGCTGAAATGTTACTCATTGGATAAGTCCTTTTATTATATTAAGATGTCAGTGCCGTCCACCAGGCGGATCACATCATCTTTGGTGTAGATGAGGGTGTACACGGCCTTGTACTGCGTCAGCCCGTTGACGACGTAGGTTTGGAAGCTCACGCTGACCCAGAAGCCGCTCGTCTGAACCTGCTGCCAGGCGTTGGGGTCGCCCGTGGCGTTGCTGATGGCGAGTATCTGGTCGGTGGTGAGGGTGTTGCCGACGGAGATCGTGCCGTTGAAGAGCGCCTGCGTGATGACGCCCTGGACGATGGCCGTGAGCTGCGCCTTGCCGGTGTTGTTGGCGGAGACGTTGGCGAGGGCCAGGAGTAAGTTCATGACCGCCGTGGACATCGCGCCCTTGAGCCACATCTCGTTGACGTACACGTTGATGTCCGATGGGTCTACGGCCTGCCCGCCCGACATGACACCGCGCTGGTAGAAGCTGAGGAACTGGCCGTTAGTCTGCGTCTGGCCGTAGTAATTCAGGAGGATCGCGTCGTAGGCATTCGCGCCGGCGTCGGTGGTGACCGAAGGGGTGAGGTTCGATTGCTGGAACATGTAGTTCTGGACGCTGTTGCGAGCCAGGTAGTTCGTGGCAGCCAGGATGGCCATCGGGAACATCTCGGGGTATTCGCCGGAGACCGGGGATTGCAACGTCCCCGCGTGGCCGCCGATGCCCGCGATGGAAGACTGCCACGCGGCCGCGTTGGCGGCGCTAACCGACCAGCAGAAGAGAAACTGCACGTTGGGGGTGAGGGAGTAATTCCACGCCGCCGCCGCGTCCACGTTCGCCTGAGTGTTGATGGAACTCGGGCCGAAGCAGAACGAGCCGAAGTTGTTGTTGATCGTGATGAGCTGGTTCAGGTTGGCGGCCAGCGTCTGGGCGGCGGTGCCGTTTGAGAGGACGACGGGCGTCGCGACGGCGGACGGCAGCCAGCCCAGTGGCCCGGCCACGTCGGTCGTGACCCCTGCGGCGACGGAGATGGTGTCCGTACCGGTGAGGCCGGATACCAGGTCGAACCTGCCATTGGTCGCGTCGTAGCTGACCGTAGCTCCTGTCCAGGCGGTGCCGCCGCCGCTGAAGGCGCGGATCGCGGTCTGGATGTCGGCGGCAACGGCGGCGAGGCTGCCCGCGCCCGAAAGGTTGATTCCGGTGATGTGATCCGTGAACCCGCCCATGGTAAGCGTGAAATCCCCAGTGGTGATGGGCGTGAACTGCGACAGCGCGTAGGTCGCCGACGCGCCGAAGATCAGGCTCGCGGTCGCCGCGTCGTCGTTCCAGAACCAGAAGCTCAACACCTGGGCCTTCGTGGTGTTCTTGCTGGTGAAGCCGAAGTAGTAAACCGCACGGGCGTATTCGCCCGACGAGGTGCCGAAGTAGGTGCCGACGGCGGCGGCGGAGGTGAAGCTCAGGAAGGTGCCGGTCGGCACGAGCGGGTTGATGCTGATAACGAGTCCACCGAGGGAACGCTGGCCGAGCTGTGAGACCCCCTGAAGGCCGGAAGTTATTGAAACGTAACGCGAAATACTGATGGCCATAGGGTTCTCTCCTTAAACTTCGATGATTCGGAATTGGTACTCGCCGATGGCGGGCGACCGGGTGGTGATGACCTGCTTGTGGGTCAGCGTGAAATCCAGGCTGGGCGCGGCCTCGTTACGCTGGTGGTCGTCGAGGAAATACGGGTTGCGAACCTCGTCGATGTGCAGGATGCCGACGTCCTGAGCCTCTAGTGTGGCGATCGTGACGCCGCTCTGAAGGATGCTCGCGATGAGGTTCAAGATGTCCGACGCGGTGTACTGGGTCGGCGTCTTGGGGTCCTGCGTCGCCAACGCGCTGATTTGGAAGGTGGTGGTGTACTGCTGCGTTTCGGTGTGGACCATGAAGCCGCCGGCCTTGTCCCACACGTCCGACCTGGCAACGAATCCGACGCGGTGGTCGTAGAGCTTGTAGAGGTAGGCCGTCGGTTGCGTGTTGACGCCCTGGGCGGTGGGCTGGAAGGCCTGTTTCACGGGCGTGTCCGGTAATCCGGCGGCCGACTCGCCCGCGAGGATCGCGCTGATTACGAGTGCGATGAGGGCGTTATCCAGCATGGGCCACTTTCTAGTTGCATTCCGATGACGGATCGCATATTGTCAGCTAATTAAAATTCGTTAATATTTGGAGTATTTTATGATCGACCTGATCGAACTCTGGGTGGACACCCACCCGTTCTTCTCTTGCCTGTGCATCGGCGGCTTGATCGGCCTCATGAGCGGTATCGACGACCTGTCCCGGACTAACACGAAGTGACCGGGCCGTTCGGCACCTGAATACAGAGCACTGCGCTCCACCCGTCGATGGCCGCCCACGGCGTGATCGAAAGGCACTGATAGGAGTTGCCGTTGAATTCGATCATGTCGCCGGACACGTCCCGCGTCACGTCGAGTACCGCCCTCGAGACGTAGACGTTGATGTAGTTGCGCTGGAAGTCCAGCCCGTACTGCTGGTAGAGCGAGCGGGGGACGGGCTGCACGCTGCCCTGGAGCGGGACCGGTGATTCGTACTTCGTCACGTCTTGCCCGATTTGGTTCGGCGTCCGGGAGGCAAAGGCGAGGTAGGTGAATGAGGATTTGCCGATGACGGAAAGTGCCATCGATAAGATATTCGCACCTGGAATCATTTCGTTTCCGTCGTGTGGGTGAGAGTTGTGATTAAATTTTTGGTATCTATGAGCGGCTTGTCCGGCGTCCCGCTAGCCAGTTGGTAGTCGGGTTGCTTGACCTTGGCGGCGACCTGCCCGACGAGCGTTCCGGTGATTCGGAGGTTCGGGTCTTTGTGCTTCATGGCCCGCAATTCCAGTGTGATAGGGGATAGGGGCGGGGATGTGATCTGATTGATGGTTTCTTTCACGTCTTCCTGCGCGCGTTCGCCGAGCCCGTCCATTACGGCGAAAGCGGAGAGTTTACCGGCCAGAACGGCCTTCGCGCCCTGGGCGGCATACTTGATCCAATTCTGCTTCTCGGCGGCAACCGTGGTTCGGAAGAAGGGGCGGGGAGGGATCGGCCCGACGCCCGTCTCCTGAATGCTTGCGACGTACGCTACTGGGGTTCCATCGGAATATTTTGCCGATGGGAACCAGCCGACTCTCGTCTCGATGCCATCGAGTTGCTTCATCGCGAGGATGATTTTGTCGAACGCGTTACTCGTCATGCTGCATTAAAAATGCTGAATTCACCGTGATACCTGATCGATGCTTGATTGTAAGCGTCGGCCGCTTCAGCCGGCTCGTTGAAATAGCCTAAAAACCTGTTGCGACCATCGACTACGATTTGAGAAAGATACCTCTTTTCTCTCTTGCAAAATGTCACGCCTCTTGGCAAGTCGCGAGGTCTGACCCTCTTGTTCTGGCAGTTCTGGCTCTGCGAACATATTCGAAGATTCTGTTTCCGGTTGTCCAGTTCGTCATGATTGTGGTGGTCGACTTTCTCTTCCTTGGTAGCACACATGATCTCGCGGTGCATTAAGATCGTAGTCTGTTTCCCATTCTCTTTTCGCACTTTGCGGGCAGCCATGAATCCATCGGGGAAATTCTTTCTTTTGTGACGATCCGCATACCATTTGAATTGCGACAGGTACTCGAATTCCTCGGCATCTACCAAAGCAAATTGGCCTTGAGTTAAAGGGATACTTTTCATGACTTACCAACCGTTCCCGAACTGAAAACCTGCGCGTCCTGGCACGCCAGAACCAGCATAAAAACCACCCGCACTTGCGACTTGTAGCAGCGACAAAAGTTGCTGTCCATAAGGAGTTTGGTTCAGCCACCAAGACCACTGGTTGGGGGCCGGCGGCGGCTCCAGCGTGACGCTGATTTTGTCGATCGTCGCACCGGCCATCACGCCCGGGGTATTCCCGGCGGCGACCAGGTCGGACAGGTACAGCAGGTGTGCGGTCATCTGGTTCAAGGCCAGCGTCTGCTGGGCTTTTGTCATGCCGCCGCAAAAGCAGCCGCCGGAGCGGTTGCTGATGTAGGCCGTGGCCGTATCCCAGAAGGCCTGGATGCGGGCCGGCAGGTATTGCACGGTGGACGGGAACGCTGGGAAGAGCGCCCGGAAGGCGGCGTCGTTATACTGGATCACGCCCACGGTACGTTACGCGGCCTTCGGCTTTTTGCCTTCGGCCGGCTTCACGGTCTCTTTCTTGCCGTCATCCTTGAAGTCCTGCGGCACGATGGGGCAGGCGTCCGTCCGCTGGTCGCGTGTCACCATGTCCGCTGCGGCGACCTCGGTGTTCACTTCGCCCTTCTTGACCTGGATGTAGCCGTTCTTCATGTGCTGCTTGAACGAGTAGTCGTCCTTCAGCCACTCGAAGTCCTCGTCGGACACCGTCGTGTGGACGCCCATGGCGGTGCCGATGCCCTTCTTGTGGATGCCGTGGCCGCCCTTGATGACCACCGACCGCTCGGCGATGTTGACACCGCCGGGGCCGTTGTTGGTGTAGCGGATGTACTCGTTGTTGTTGGCGAGCGTGCTGTAGATGTGATGCATGATAGATTTTCTCCTCAAAGCGAATGGACTCTTGAATAAAAAGTGATATTGTCGGTTTTGAACAAGTATAGAGGCCGATATGACTCAAAAAAAATGCACGAGATGCAAGATCGACAAGTCGTTGGACGAATTCAGCAAAAATTCTCGGAACAAGACGACCGGAAAGTGTGCCAAATGTAAAGCCTGCAACGCCCTCTACGAACGTGAAAACAAAGAGAGAATTTCAAAGAGGACGAAGCTGTACAGGGAACGAGTCAGAGTGGAGCGAAGCCGGAAGCAGAAAGCCTACCGAGACGAGCGCAAGGATAAAGCTCGCGACTACCATAAAGCCTACTACGCGGCCAACAAGCAGAAGCTCATTAGGCGAGAAAGAGCACGCTACCAGGCCAAAAGAGAGACAATCCTCGAACAATGCCGCCTCTACTCGAAGAATAATCGCGCAAAAGTAAATGCCCTTCATTCGAAGAGAAAGGCCATGCAAAAACAAGCCATACCGTCTTGGGTGGATTTCGAGGCGATCCGCGTCTTCTACGAGAAGGCTAAAGAACTCACGAGGAAGACGGGAATCGAGTACGAGGTTGATCACATCGTGCCGATCAGGTCGCGTCGGGTCTGCGGGCTACATTGTCAGCAGAATTTGCAAGTCATAACGGCGGTTGAAAACAATAGGAAAAATAACAGCTTTTGGCCCGACATGGCGTGAGCCGCCGAGCCGGCCCTATATTCCGCTAAATCTCACGCACGCCCAAGGACGCTTGCACATCGTCCCCGCGGTGGCGTTGGAGTAGTCCTCCTCGTAGCCCTTCGTGAGCTGCATGACGCCCAAGACCTGGAACTTCGCCGCCACGAGCTGGGCGAACGTGCGCCCGTCGTCCGAGGAAAGATCCTTGACCGCGTCCGCGAAGAGGTAAAACACGTTCGCACCGCCGTTGGCCGCGTTGAGTTGGGGGGCAGATACGACACGGCATTTCGGGTAGGTCTGGCGCAGCCATTCGCGGACGGAGAGGCCGAAGTCCGTGGTCACGGAAAGGTACTGGTAGTCTGTCGTGGCCAGCGCCAGTGTGGTCGCCACGTCCTCCGGGTTGATGGTGTCCTGGGACTGTGTTTGCAGCTGGGCGAAGGCGGTGATGAGGTCGGCCGTAATCTGCTGGAAGTTCTTGGTCGACCAGAGCGTCGAGCTCCCCGTACCGGTCGCGGCTACGTTCTTGTAGGCGGGCAGGTTCGGGTCGTTGAGGAAGCCGTAGGTGAAGTTGTTCCCCGAGTTATAACCGTAGAAGCCGACGGCGTTACGCTGTTGCTCCAAGACTAAACCCGCCGATTCGCGTTTGCGGCCGGCGGTGTCGACCATGATGCGTGCGGAACGCTTGGCTTCGAGCACATCGACGCGCATGCCGAGTTCGAAGCGGACGACGGTGCGGGGAACCCAGTTTTCGTTCCAGCTTGCCAGTGGCACGGTGGTCTGGTCGCCGTAGGGTACGGCGGTGCCCGTGTTCTCGATGATCCCCTGGACGATCTCTTCGTCTTCCCAGCTGCCGGCGGTGTTGATGCCGATGATCTCGTCGATCTTGCGGGCGGCGGTCATGACCATGACGAAGCCGGGCAAGAACTGCTGGAGGAATTGGAGCTGCACGGGGATGCTGCCGGTCGTGACGCCGGTCTGGATCGAGTCCATGCCGAAGCCGGAGTCGAGGATGTGGTCGAATCCGCCGAGGCCGAGGCGCGACAGGTCCTGGTAGTCCTCGACGTTCTTAAAAGCGAATGGTCGGACGCTCTGGGCATCCAACGCGGAGTGGGTGATGGTTTCCATTAGGGTTCTCCTTGATGAGCTGGTTGGATGGGTTTAGATCTTGATGACCGCGAGACCGCCACCGGTATTGGTCGTGAAGCGGGACACCGTGCCATTAGGGACGAACAGGTTTGAGGGGCCGGTCATCGCTTCGGGGCTGCCCGAGGAAGCGACCGTCTGGCCGCTGGTGTTCAGGGTGTAGGTGCCCGTGCCGCCGGTGCCCGAGCCGAACGCCGTGATGACGGTATTCGGGGCAACGCCGGTGCCGAAGACCTGCTGGCCGATGAGGACTTCACCCGAAGTCAGGGTGGTGATGTGGAGCGTGTCCACCCCGGTGCTGGTCGTGATGTAGGCCGCCGACGCCGCGAAAGCGGGTGCCGGTTGGTTGACCGCGGTCATGGCGGTCGCCGAGCCCACCGTCTGGCTGACGCTGATGGTGTAGGTGCCGGTGTAGCCCGTGCCGGTGCCCAGGGCTGTGATGATGGTGCCCGGGGTTACGCCCGTGCCGGAGATCACTTGGCCTACGGCCAACTGCCCCGCCGAGACGGCCGAGACCGTCAGGGTGGTGGTGCTGATCGTGCCGGTGAACTTCGTGGTCGGCGTGATGCTGTTGAGGTTGCCGGTCAGCGGGTCGTAGGTGACCAGGTCGCCGATGTTGGCCGGCCCCGGTAGGTTCACCCAGAATTCGCCCTGGATGGCGAGTTGGCCGATCGAGTAATCGGGGAGAACCATCGTCGGATTGAGCGGCCCGCCGGTCGTCCCGAATGACGCATAGTCCTTGGGATTAATCAAAATACCGGCGAATACACCGGTGCCACCGACGGTAGCCGTGCCGGCCACCCCGCTGTTGCCGGTCGGATCAGGGCTGCCACCAGAAGTGACTGTGTAGGCATTGCCCACGAGGTTGGGCGTGCCGCTGGAAAACAGATTGTACGGCGCGGCGCGCATTGGGCCGTCGAAGGCGATCTCGCCGACGACACCGCCAGCGGACCAGATGTTAACGGTGGATTGGAAAGTAGCAACCATGTTGGTTTCTCCTGTGTGTGAGTGGGCTTAGTTGGCTTGCTTGATGTAGGCGTCGATCTCGCCGGACCGCTTTGGCTTGGCGTCCAGCGCGAATCCGGTGGTCGAGTTCTTCTTGGCGGCGAAGAACGTGTTCAGCGCCGTCTGTTCGTGACCGGCGGGGCAATCCAGACCCAGCTTCTCGATGCCGTAGCGGACGACCTCGTCCAGCGTCTTGTCGGCGTGGTCGAAAGTGCCGATGTGCTTGGAAAGCTCGGACGCGAGTTCGTTGCGGCGTGAGACCTCGCTCAAAAGCGACTTGTGGGCGGTCTTCTGGAACGAATCGAGTGCGGAAGTGACTTTCTTCAGATCGGCGCTAACCCGCTTGAGTTCGGCCGCGTCCATCGATTCTTTCTTCTCTTTTTCCTCGTCCTCGGCCTTCTTCGCGTCGGCCTTTTTCTTTTCTTCCTCGCTCATCTCGTCGCGGGCCTTCTTGTCGGCGGCTTCCTTTTCCGCTTTCTCTTTTTCCTCGGCGTCCTTGGCCATCTCGTCTTGCTTGGCTTCGTCCTCGGCCTTTTTCTTCATTTCCTCTTCCTCGGCATCTTTGGCCATGCGGCCGGCGATCCAGTCCTTGCATTCCTTGAGTTCGTCTTCGGCCTTTTTGAGGCGGTCTTTCATTTCTTCGTCAGCCATTGTCGTCTCCTTTGAGTTGTCGAGCGCCAGATCGAAATGATCGAACGCCATGTGGTTATCAAGAACTGCAACATCGCAACGCGCGGCATCGACCAGCGCGAGGTGATTTCCTCGTAAATTCCTTTGGACGTAGTCATACCTCTGCCCGTCGAAGATTCCGGACGCCTTCTCGTACACGCAGCGGTAGCCGAGACTGAGGGCGGTCTTCCCGCTCTCGATCAGCTTCGCCAGCGTTTCGCTGAAGACCTTGATCGACGCGTACAGGACGCCGTCGCGGAACTCGACGCTTTCCCCGGTCGTCCCGTGTACGCCCTTCAGTTCGGCGGGCGTGAGGCCGTCCTCCCGCGGGCCGAGCATGGTGTGGTCGTCGACGATCGGGAGCAGCCGGAAGCTGCCCACCGTTTCGGGGGTGAATTCCTCGGCGGGGCGGTAGACGTTGTAAATCTTGTCCGGCTCGGGCGCACCGATGCTGCGGCCTAAGTATTGGAAGATGCCGGAGCGGGAAATAGGGTTGTTTTCGACGGTGATGTAGCCGTTGATGTCTTCTTGCCGGGCCGTTTCGGCGGCGTCGACGGTGTGCCGGTTGGCGGTGTACGCCTTCAGCGTCTTCGCCACGCCGGGATGAAGCGGTTGCGGGAGTGATGCCAGGTCGGCCCAGACGAAACCGGTGTGTTCGTCGTTCAGCGTTGGGTCGGTTTTTTCGATGGAGGAGAGGAAGGTGATGAACTCGACTTCGCCATTGTCGGTGCGGTCGATCTGCTCGATGTCGCCGGGGATGATGCCGGTTTCTTCTTCGGACTCGCGGCGGGCGGCTTGTTCGGGTGTCTCGTCGCCCTCCAGCTTGCCGCCGGGGAACGCCCAGGTGCCGTCTTCGTGTTCTTTGCCAGCCCGCTTCAGGAGGAGAACGGAACCACCATCAACGAACATGATGCCCGCGGCGCGGATCGCGGAGTCTTTTCCCGCGATATGGTATGCGATGGCCTCTGCTTGTTTTGGGTCTTTTCCCGCCTCGATTTCAGTTTTGATATTGTGGCTGATGGCGGATTCGCTAGAGCCTTGTTCGAGAGGCATATTAGATACCATCCTTCATCAAACGAACCCACAGCCGAGACTTCACCATCTCTGGCATGTCAATTCCCGAGACTCCTGGCGGAGCCTGGTAATAAGCGTGAAACGATCCATCCTCGTGGAAGCTCACAAAGGCGTAACCGACCGGCTTACTCTGGTGATTCATGCACACCGAGACGCAATCGCGCAGGCATTGGTGCAATTCCGGATTCGCCGACGGCTTGGGCGTGATGGCTTCTAGTTTGGGTCTCATTCGTCCTCGGAAAAGATTAAAACTGGCTGCATGCGGCAGGCACAATTGATCGCCTGGCCGGGGATGCCGCGTTCTCCCGTCCTGTCATCAATGACTGGCGGATCGTCGTATCGGTAAACGTTGCCCGACATCTCGATATGTTGCTTTCGCGGATGGCGTGACCCGGCCGTATGACGCCAGATATAAGAGGTCACCCCGATCTTCTCCATGCGGGCTTTGCTCAGCGAATTGAACGCCTTTCGGGTCTGGTCAGTACTTATCATCCGCGCCCGCCTCAGCGTAATGCCTTTTTGCTTCTGCAAGTACGGCACCAGGTCGGCCATGCCGTTGCCGGTCGTGATCGACCGCATGACGGCCTGCTGCACGCCGGAAAGGTATTGGGCAGGGATGGACTTGATGAGTGCCACGTTCTCGGTGATCGTCGCGTTCAGGATGTCGTTAAGTGGGCCGGAGGTGATGGTCTTCGTCGAGAGCGTAAGTTGATCGCTCAGGTGACGGATGCTCGACTTCACAGCGATGTCGCTGGACTGGTCGGATTCGTCGGCGAACCGCTCGGCCGTCGGCTTCGAGAGCGAGGCGAACAGGTCGGTGTATTTCTTGATGAGGGCGTTGGTCAGGATTCTGGCCTGGCTGGAAACGCTAGCGTCCTGGGCGAAGTATTCCTCGGCGTGCTCCGTCTTGAACAGCTTCTTCAGTTCATGATCGGTATCGGCGATCATCCGGTCGATCAGGACGCGAAGCGTGGTGTAGTAACGAGCCTCGATGGCGGCCGACGGATTCAGCGGCTTGCCCTCAACGATGCCCTTGCGAGCGTTGTTCGACCAGGGCTGCTCGCGAACTTTCGGCATTATGCCGCTGCAGCAGGAGCAGCCTTTTCTTGGATGTTGCCCCAGGAGTTGTTCAACTTTTCGCCATCGGCATGGGAAATCTCGTGCTGGGGCCATTCGCCCGTCATGAAGAGCCACGCAAGTTGATCGGCACGGTAGAACTGGCCGTCGATCCTGATCTGCAGGAAGCCCTCGCGATCAATGCCGGAATGATCCTTCGGATTCTCCCACGGATGGAATTTGAACCACGCCTGCCACGCGAATGGGGTCTTGATTTCGGAGGGGTTGTAGACCAGTAGTGAACGGACTCTTTCTGCGGTCGGCTTCATTCGCTATCCATGTGGTTGTTTCGAATCATTCGGCTGCCTCGTCTTCGTCGGGGTCCGTTTCGGATTCCGACGATTGGGCCGCCATTTCTTGCTCGTACTCCCGGTCTCCAGGCCCGTTAGGCACTACCGGCGCGATGCCGTTGTACCCCGAATCGAGGTCGTTAATCAGCCGCTCCCGAATATCGGTACCGTCGATGGCACCCGCCTGGTTGAGGGCGGTGTCGGTCTGGGCCTTCTTCAGGTTGATGTCGGCCTGCTCGGCCGCTGTCGGTGAGTCGACCGGTTTCCACGCCACTTCGGTGTTGAAGGGTTTGATCTTGAACTTTGGCGCGACGTGCGAGCGGATCAGGAGAAGGTGATGCCGGTTAAGTAGCGGCGATAGGTCGTGCTGCTGGATGCTCTCCAATTCTTCGTGGTAGCTCGACTCCTCGAACTCCCCGGTCGCATTGAAACCTTTGGGTGTCGTTCCCAGCAATTTCGTGGCGGGGACACCGGCGGCGGCGGCGACGATCTGGTATTGGGTCATGATGACCGCGTCCAGGTCGGCCAGGGACGTGTCGAACTGCTGGAATTCGTCATCCAGCCCCACGAACTTGACGCCGAAATTATTCTGCACCTGCGTTTGGTAGTCCATCCGCGCGTTGAACTGCTCCTGGTTGGCGACGATCTGCGTCAGGTCGGCCTTCATAACCATCATCCGCTTGGTCATGGCCAGCATCGGCGCTTCGTTCGCGGTACGCTCGGCGGCGTACACTCGCTCGGCGATCAGTTGCGGTACCGGCAGGCCGCCGTAGAGGTAGGCGGGCTTCAAGATGTCCGGCAGGTTGCCGTTGCGGAAGATGACCAGGTGGGTGCGGTGAACCCGCTTGCCCCCGATCCGCCACCAGGTCGGCTCGTAGAAGTCTTTCGATGCCGGATTCGCCGCGGCGTCGCCCCCCAACTCCGGCGAGATCCAATAGGGGTCGATCTGGCTGATGCCCTTGTAGCTGTTCGGCCGGACCCCGTCTGGGTTGAAAGGCTTACTGTAATATTCCGGGTCCGGTGATTCGACCTCGAACATGGCGACGCGGATGCCGAACGTTCGGCCAAGGTCGATGAACTCGACGCAGTTGCGGAGCGTCTCGAACTTCTTGTCCTCCTCGCGAATGTAATCCAGGACTTCGGTGTCCACCTCGGTTCCGTCGTTCACACTCGTCTCGTAGCCGTTTCGCGAGGCATCCTTGGCGGGCATGGCGCATGCCTTCTTGACCAACCAGTTCTGGCTGATGAGTGCGGCGGCCTGGTAGCCGATGAACCCCTGGCCGCAGTACCACGCGAATTGCGTCTCGGGGATGTACCCGCCGAGGCCAATGCCGTTACGTATTTTGACCGAGGCGAAGTCGGCGTTATCCATCGCCATCGCATTGCCGTTCTCGTCCACTGGCTTCAGGTCTTCGACCGTCCGCTGGAACGTGAGCGTCATGTGATCCAGCATACGCCTCATGCGTTTTGCCGGGTTGTCGCCGGTCGGAAAGTCGATGTCGGTGGAGAAGAAGCTGTTACGCCGGGGCTCGGGTGCCGGTTGGGCGGGTCGTTTCTTCGTAAATGGCCACATTCTTATTCCTTGACTGTCCGGTGTTACCCCGGCAGTATGCCGGACTATGATGCGATGTCCTAAGTGCAACACCCCTGTCAAAGGGGCATTAAAGAAGTGTCCTCAACCCTGCGGGAAGGAATTTTATGGCCGACGAGATGCCAAATATTGTTCAGACAGATGCCGAAAGCGCGCGAGCCGCCTTCCCTTATCGGGTTCCGATGCCGCACGAAATACCTGAGATGAAGGACCTCAATGACCTGTTCGAGGCCGTTGCCGACGCTCGGTTTTCCAGTAAGCCGCCGAAATCTAACGAAGACTGGCACAGGGAGCTTTTTGAGCTTCTTCAATTCCACTTCTTGAGGCGGATCGGGACGTTTGCCACTGGCGACCTGCAGAAGCTGTACGTGGAAACCATCTGTTTCGATCCGTTCGCTCACTATCCGAGAATCGAGATCTGTGTGTACCCGTATGGTAAGGCTCCAGAGTCACATCGCGAATAGCGAACTACGTAAAGTCGAACAAGCTGCTTCGTTTCGTTAGTAGCATGTCGGTGATCGCATCGCACATCGGGTCGATCTGGTCGTCGTGGGCGTGGCTGTCGTCGGCGGTGAACGCCTCGCATTCGACGAGGAAATCGCTCGCGAATGGCGCGTCCTCGGGCAACACGACGAATCCCGCCTCAATCGAGGATACGGCATCCATGACGCGGGTCAGCTTATCCTTGGTGCGTTCCACCCGCGGACGGGGATGCGTTCGGAGCGCTTGATCTCCTGGATCAGGCCGGTGCCGCTGGACTTGTCCTCGACCACCAGTTCCCGCAGTGCGCCTTGGCCGGTGATGGCGTGGTGCTTGTTCCAAAAGTCGATGGCCTGGCGCTTGAGTTCGGGGGCTTCCCACTTTCCCCGGAGGAGGTCGAGCAGGTGGATCTTCTTGTCATCGCTGTAACCCCAGCACTCGAATACGGTGAAGTCGTTCCGTTCGGCGGTCTTCTGGGCGGTATCCGCGTAGATCTTGCGGTAGATAATTTTTTGCGGGTTCGCGCGGGGGAACCAAATCCCTTTGATGATGTTGCCGCCGATCGCTGTGGGCGCCTGCTGGTATTGGCTTGAGAAGACGTGCCGGCTGATGCGGTTGCCGTCTGGGTCTGTCCCGTTGCCGGCCTCCAGGGCGAGCAAGTCTTCTAGAGGCTCCTTGTACGGCCAGTATGAAAACCGGCCCTTCTCGTCACGTTCATCACTGCCCACTAGCGAGCGGAGCCGTTCGGGTAGTGTCGCGACGTAAGCGTCGTCGATCACCGCCGGAATGGTCAGGAACTCCCATTTGCCGGGCAGGTTTCCGCCCTTGATGAACCCGTCGGGTCGTTCTCGCCCACCCGCTGCATGATGAGGACCACCGGGGTGGCCGGGTTCGCTTTGCGGGACTTGACGGTGCTGAGTAGTTTCCGGTTCGTGGCCTTGATGGCGGCCGGGCTATACGCGTCGTCGGCCTTGATGATGTCGTCCAGGATGATCGCACCCTGGAACCCGGGGGCCATGTGGCCTGCGCGGAAGCCGGTGATCTGGCCGCCGAGGGAGACGGCGTAGACGCCGCCGGCCTTCTTGCCGTCCACCAGGACGTTCCACCGTTTCTTGGCTTTGGCGTCATCGGCAACTTTGAGCGGCCACAACTCCTGGTACTCGTCGCTCTGGACGATGTCGCGGGCGGTCTGGGAGTTGAGGAGGGCGAGGTCGTCGCCCGAGGTGATGTGCAGGAAGCGGGCGTTCGGGTTGAGTGCTAGCCCGCGGGCGATGAAGCTGATGACCGCATTTTCGGTCTTACTGCTCCCGGGCGCGACGTTGATGACCAAGTTCTCGCACTGCCCGTCGATGACCCGTTGAATGGCGTCGGCGATCAAGAAGTGGTGCCAGTTGAGCCGGAACTTGATGCCTTGGCGGTGCTTGAAGAAGTACCGCGTGAAAAAGAGGTGGTCGAATTCGCACTCGGCCTTGATGACGCCCCGGCGGATGTCCTCGACGCTGGCCTGCGGGCTAGAACTCATCCCGGACTTGCTGGACGATGGACTTCACCAGGTCGGGCGTGACGGTGAGCGAGACCGAGTTCGGCGCTAGTGCTGATCCATCCTTGCCTGTGATTTCCGTCTTGTCCACGAACATGCCCAAGTGGCGAGCGATGCTATCGAGAGCCCCCTTCTTGTCGCACAGCTTGATCTTGTGCAGATAGCTCTCGACCATGGGTTCGCCGTTCTCGTCGGTTATTTTCGAGACCTTCTTGTCTACCTCGATACCCGAAATGGCGGCAGCGGTATCGTCATCCAATTCGTGGATCGGTATGAGGTTACCGGTCTCATCGAACGCCTTTCGGATGTCGAGGAAAGCCAATTTGGCATATTCCTTGAGGACGCGATCGACCGTGACGGCGTGCCGTTTCTGGTGCAATTCCTGGAGTTCCATGATCCTTGCAGCCACCTTGAGGTCTGAAAGGGTTCGGCTGGCTTCCTCCCAGACGCTCTTGGGGAGCATGTTCTCCGCGTCGTAAGACTGTCTGTATGCCTCGCTGGCATTGCCCAACTCGACATATTTCAGTGCGAAGGCTTCCTGTTTCGGTGTTAGCTCATGGGACATGGGGGTAAATGAAAAACCCGCTTCTTCGTTGTGCGGGCCTGGTTTTTATTTTCGGGGTCAGTCCGGCAAAAACGTGGTGTAATCCAGAATTTTCTCGCGCGAAAACCCACTGCGATTCCAACCTTATGGCATTTTTATGATTCGCGCAACAGGAAATAATCGTGGCCTTATATCCCGCCGACATCCTCCAGCGTCTTGTCAGCCTCCCGGTTAATGTCCCGGATGGTCCTGACCACGACCCCTAGAGCCTCCACGAACCTCGTCTGGTTGTTCCGGAAGGCCGATAGGTGCTTAGCCCTGGGCTTGACCGCGACAATGGCGTCCATGGCGAAGAGGGAGTCCTGATCCACGCGGTGCAGCAGCTTGCTGTATCGATCTTCCTTCCCCCACGCATCGGGATCGCCGCGGCCGTTCTCGGCCGTCCACTTCACCGGGTCGACGCCGGATAGGAAAGCCATCTTCCAGTCGGTGTACAACATGGCCGAGCGTTCTTCGCCCTCATCCACAAGCTGCAAGGAAATCATCATCGATAGGATCGACTGGTTCTTGAGTCCCGCGCCCGTGATAACGCCATGCGATACCCTGACCCAGGCCGTCGTGGACTCGAATATCCCATCGGAGCGTGGGATGGCGATGCCGTGCTGCTCCGCCCAACCTGCGGGTACGAAGTCGTCGTCACGACCGGTGTGGCGGATGGGGGACGGGTTGGATGGGCGGCGTAATAGCCTCTCGATAGCGGCGCTCAATTCGTTGACTCTCCCAATGGAGGCGGTCAACGCCGCCCTGAGTTCCGCCTTTCCGGCCTTTTCCACATCGATCTGCTGCATCCACCCAACCCCTTGTGCTGTTCTTCGGAGGATGACACACGGGATGGATCGGTGCAATCTTTTCTTTATTCTCCCTTTATGCCGTCGACTCCCGATCCCTGTTTGTCTTTTGCCGCCTCTTTCGCCTGATCGGCTTTCTCGTGCTCAGTGGTCTTGACGGTTACCCGCTCCAACACGGCCAGAGCCGAGGCGATCACCCGCAGTTCCCCGACCACGCCGGCCATCAACACGCCTTCTGTCGCGTTCAGGTCCGCATCGGCGGGCGGGGATGGCATTTCAAACGGAGGCTCGTGAGCGGGCGCAGTTTCCATCCCATTTGCCGTTGGTGAAGCGAGCGCCTTGGCCCTGTCGGCCAGCCTCCCAGCCGTTACGGCGACCGCAGACAGGAATTCCGCCGCGGAAGGGTTCTTGGTAAGCCGCTCGCACCCTACCGACACCGCGACAGCGCCGAGCCCGACCTGCCCGCCGAGGATCGCCCGCTCGGCCGTTGCCGTGGCCGACGTGCGGAACACTTGACCCTCCCGCCGGGCATCCCGGATTGCCTTGAACACCTTGGCCAGTTGCTGCTCGGCCTGGTCGGTATCGTCATCCGCTTTGTCGCTACGGGGAGCGCCGACCTCACGCAGTACGTCCGCGGAGAGTGACAGAAGTTTCGTCACGGCCTGGGTGACGGCAGCCTCCGCCCGGACCGGCCAGATCAGGATGCTGACCCCCAGCCCGATCGCGGCGCCGATGAGCGTGTTCAGAAGCCGGTACATCCCGTAGGACACGACACGGTCGGGATGCAGTAACAAGGTGACCATACACACTGCCAGCGTCACCCGGCTGAGCTGCTCAAGCTTGACCTGCCGGGAGAGAAACGCTGCGGTAACGGCTGTTGCGACGACGCCCCACACGTCGACCCCGAGGGTGACCAGAAACCCCACTCCGATGACCGCCCCGAGGAGCGTTCCGGCCAGCCGCACGAGGGATTGGTTGAGGTCTTCGCCGAAATTCTCACCGACGATCAGCGCGGCGGTGAGGACGGCGTAGAGCGAGTAGTGGGAACGCTCGCCGAAGGTAAGCAGATACGCGAGCCCGACCGCCAACCCGACCTTGAGGCAGACCCGAAGTGTTTGCCAGTCCACGGTTTTCTCCAGGGAATATATACCGATGCGACGGTGTAGCAAGAGTCGGACCGGAACGGCAATCGGGCACGGCCAGAGCCATAATTTATGCGGCGTTTACATTCTCTCCGGCTGTTTCGCATCGCCCCTTGATCCGGCAAGTTGGTAGGGTCAGGAATGGACATCGCCGAACTGATAGCCGGACTTCCGGGCATTACCGTAACGAAAGCGCGACGCGCTGGAGGTGTTGTTCCTCGGTTCCGAAGATCGGCTCCCAAACTTTCCGGCTCAGCGTGTGGATACCCTGCTCGCCCCGGTGATGGGTATGGCATAAACCGATGACCTTCGCGTGATCCTTGCGGCCTCCCGCCCCTGTCCCCGTGTGATGAATTTCTGGGTTCTTCGCTTCGCATCCGTTGGCCATGCAGCCGAGGCTTCGGACTCGCTCCCAGTGCTCCCTTTCGGCCTTTGTCGGCGGCTTGCTTCTCGCTCTGCGAGGCTGGCCTTTAGCGTAAACCGGTTGCCCCGTCAGGTTCATGCCGTTCCGCGATGGCTCTTCCAGTCGAACACGATCAACTTTCCCCCATTCTCCTTCATGCGGTCGATTACCCGTTCGCCGGCGTATTCCGTCAGGGGTGCAATCGCCAGGTTGCTAATCAGGATCGTCGGCTTCAGGGCTTCGTACCGTTCATTGACGATCTCAAACAGGATGTTTTTCTCCGTCTCGCTTCCGTACTGGACACCGATTTCGTCGATCACGAGGAGATCGGGGACCGCGAAGAAGGAAATGGCATCCTCTTCGCTCACCCGCGAGTCCCGCCGGTAGGTATCCTTAACCTTGCGGAAAGCCCGGCCGACAGTGGAGTAAATCGCTGATTTTTCGTGCTTCGAAATGACATCTTGTGCGATGCCACAAGCGAGGTGCGTTTTGCCTGTTCCGGCATTCCCACAGAGAATGAGCGATGATCCACGGCGGAGGCGGTCGAGAAATTCTGCGGCATACTGCCGACAGGTCAATAGCCCCGCAGCCGCACTGGGCGTGTCAGCCGCGAAATCGTCGAGCGTCCTGCCGTCGAACCGGGGGGGGATAGCGGATCGGTCTAACTTGTTCCGAATCGCGCGATCCCGGCGGACTTTTTCCTCGCTTGCACGGGATAGTTCCATCGTCTGGTCGTCCTTGATCTTCCGCTCTTCTGTACAAAGGTCACACACGGAATTTCCCCAGTCTGCGAAAAGCTTTAGGTTTTTAACCTCACGCAACCCATGAACCGGGCAATTCACCTGATCGGTTCGTTCCTCGATTTCAAACGGTGACACCCGGCCCCCCGATAACTTCGAATCCTTCGGTTCCGGAATAGTAATCCTGTTGTTCAAATCTTCCTTGCTTGGTTGTTGGTCGAGCATGCTTGGTTTCTCCTTTCGGCAGAGGTGTTTCACGTTTCGATTTTGCGTTGGCGATGTCTTGGGTAAATAACCCCCAGCCCCTCGGCTGGATGCCTTTATCGTGAAGGCGTTTGATTTCCGGGATGATGTCGAGGTCGATATCAGCCCCGCCGTCCAGCCACTGGTGAATCACGCTGGTCGTTTGCGTCGCGAGCTGAGGGAAGAGCGAACAGCCGAAATCGTAGACCCGCTCGAATGGCGTCTTCTCGCTCGCGCCTGAGTCATCGTCCTCTATCCTTGCTGTAGATGAAGATGCAGAAGGAGGGGTTGGTGGAAGGTTGGACGGAAGGTTAACCTTATCGCTAATCTTGGCCTTATCCTTCAATAGTGGGTTGCCTCCGAGCTTACCGCCAGAAGCTCTTGATTCTCTTATAAATTCGTCTTTAATCATGCGGCGTGAGAAGATGCACCCGGCAGTATCGCGCGAGAACACTCCAGCTTCCTGTAACTCAGTGAGCCAACCGTCCACTTCAGCTAAGGATGCTCCTACGATCCGGGCAAGGTTGGCTGGGAGGATAACCTTGTCCCCAACCTTCAGGTATCCGTAAGGTGACCCTTCGTGCATGAGGCAGATCATGTCGATCCACAATCCTCTTGCGCCCACGGAGCATGCTCGTAGGTCTGTCGCGCGGAGCCAGTCTCCAGGGTAAAACTGGAATGAGGGCCGCTTCATGCTACCTCGGTTCGGGCAAGTTGATTCTCGACGAAGCAGCGCACGGCTTCCGGGGTGGCATCAAGCATTTCGCGTTTCAAGAATGCTGGGAACGTTCGGCATACAAGTGTCTCAAGAGCGAATGCATCATCGCGACTCGGCATAGGGTATTCAGCCACGAACGAGAGCGGCCCGATTCCATAGTGTGCAAAAGAGCGGCGCTTGTGATTGAATGAGATGCCGACTTTGCAACGACGGGTTCCGTCGATGCTTGTGCAGGAATAAATGTAAAGGGATGTCCTTTGCGAATCATTTCTCACCGGCGCCTCCGTTCAGGATGGCATAGATCGGCTTCAGTTTGGCGAAGCTAGGGTTGTTTTCGCCCTGCTGCCATGACCGGTATGTCCGGTAGCTCGTCTTCGCCTCTGCGCAGACAGACTTCACAGTCCGACCCATCGCTCGACTCCTTTTCTTGATGTCTTCGGCAATCTTGACCCCGTCGAGGCAGATGCTGTTTTCCATAGTTACCATCCCAGATGTAAATAGTTCTTGCGCGAAGATTCGCATTGTGATTTTATTCGTGCCATAGAGCATGTGCATTCGTCAACAACTAAATGGAATCAAGGATGACAAACAAAATTCGCCCTGTCGTCGAGCCAGGCATCTACTTCAATATGCCAGAAACGGCTTACCACGCGTCCGAAGGGCTGTCGTGCAGTGGCATCAAGCACCTCACTGTCTCCAAGCTCAATTACTGGCACAAGAACTTGAACCCGGATCGAGAACCGGAAGAGGACACGGGTGCGCGCCGGTTCGGCAAAGCGACCCACGCTTTCGCGCTGGAATCCGAACGCTTCGCTCAGCACTTTGCGATGAAGCTGTCGCCGGAGGATTTCCATGGCGCGCTGGTGACGGCCGACGACATGAAGGCGTTCCTCGAACTGAACGGCCTACCGAAATCCGCAAAGAAGAAGTCCGATCTCGTGGATCGGATCGTGGCCAGCGGCCTGCCGGCCGTTATCTGGGATCAGGAGCTTGAAAGGCACGCTGCGGAGCATGCGGGCAAAACGTTTCTGAGTAAGGAGGAATCGAAGAACATCGCGGGCGCTGCGGCAGTCATGGCGGACGATCCCTACGTCAAAGCGGCTCTCAGTGGTGGTATGCCGGAAGTGTCCTTCTTCGTCCGAGACCCGGAAACCGGTGTGATGCTCAAGTCCCGCATGGACTACGTGCGCCCCCGATCGACCGTGGACATCAAGACGTTCTCGAACTCGCGCGGGAAACCAGTGGAAAAGGCGATTTTCGAAGCCATCTTTTACGAAGGCTACCACCTCCAGTGCGTTTTCTACAACCAGGTTCGCGAGCTCGCGCGGCAGCAACTCGCCGCCGGTGAGATCCGCACGCACGGGGATGTGAGCGAGCAATGGCTGAAGGAATTTATCGATACTGAGGGGCACGGATTCGTGCTGATCTTTATCGAGTCATCCGCCCCGTTCCACCTGCGCATGGAGTTGCTGAAGGAGGCCGAGGCGGCGGGCGCGGACTTGAACGTGTACTGGTCATCGGCCCACATGCGGATACACGACATGAAAAAGTTGTACGCGGAGTGCCTCGAAAAGTACGGCGACAAGCCGTGGCGGGACCCGGCGCTGCCGCATCAACTCGAAGACACCGATCTGCCAATGTTAATGTTTAGCTAGTCAACCAACTGAAAGGAATAAAAGTATGAATCAACTGGTGGTTTTAGAGCAACTCAAGCCCCTCGAAATCTTTACGCCGGAAGGAACAGATGACATCCTCGGCCGGCTTCGGAAGGAAGCCAAATCCCACGTGCTGGACATCTCCACTTCGGAAGGCCGGGACCAGATTCGGTCGCTCGCCTACAAGATCGCCAAATCGAAGACGTACCTCGACGAGATGGGGAAAGAACTGGTGGCTGAGCAGAAGGAGAAGATCAAGCTCGTGGATGCCGAACGCAAGCGCATCCGCGATACGCTAGACGACCTGAAAGACGAAATCCGCGCGCCGCTCACCGAGTGGGAGAGCCGGGAAGCAGAGCGGGTGACGGCGCACGAATCCGCACTGCTCGTATTTAATGCCGCCACAGTTTTCAACGGGTCGAACCCACTCTCCGTTGAGGTGAAGGCCCGCATTGATGGTCTAGAAGCCTTGTATGCCCGCGATTGGCAGGAGTTTGCCAAGCGTGCCCAACTCGCCCGAGATGCTGCCCACAAGCAGTTGAGCGACGTTCTGGCCGCCAGTCAGAAGTACGAGTCCGAACAGGCTGAACTCGAACGGCTACGCCGCGAGGATGCCGAAAGGAAGCAGCGCGAGCGCGACGAGCAAATTAAGTCCGAAGCCGCAGCGAAAGCCAAGGCGTCCGCGGAAGCCGAGGCGAAAGCCGCAGCCGAGGCCGAGGCGGTGAGGGTGAAGAGGGTCGCTGAAGCGGAGGCTGCCCGCGACAAAGAGGAGCTTGAGAAAGCTGAGCAAGAGCGCCAGCGTCTTCAACGCGAGAAGGAGGCGGCCGAGAAGGAGATCGCCGAGGCTGAAGCGCGCGTAAGGCAGAAGAGGACCGGCTCACTGCTGTGAAAGAAGCCGAATCCGCACGCATCGCCGCCGCCGAACAAGTTGAATGGCAAAGGGTTGTGGCAGAAGAGAAGGCTGAGCGCGACGCCAAGGCTGCAGCGGAGAAAGCGGAGCGTGAGAGGGAGGCGGCGGTGCAGGCTGAACGCGCCCGTGTCGACGCGGCCCGTAAGGCGGAAGCCGACGCCTCCGCGAAGCGGGAGGCGGACAAGAAGCACAAGTCGAAGGTGAACAACGAGGCGCTCAACGGTATCGTGGCGCACTGCAACTCCGACACGGTCGATGTCACGCCGGAGATCGCTAAGGCCGTTGTCGAGGCCATCGCGAAAGGCCTCATCCCCCACGTCAAAATCAGGTATTAGGAGATTCCCATGACATTTGAGTTCATCGAGAACGCGAAACGCGAAAGCACCCCGCTGCTCATCGGTCTCGTCGGCCCATCTGGCGGGGGGAAGACGAAAAGTGCCTTGCGACTCGCGGCGGGTATTCAGAAGGTCCGTGGTGGAAAGCTGGTTGGAGTCGATTCCGAAGCCCGGAGGATGCTTCACTACGCCGACGAGTTCCCGCTCACCTATCTCGAATTCAAGCCGCCTTTCTCATCGCGTAGATATTTAGAAGCACTGCAGGCGGCTGCTCAGAAAGCCGAGGGCGGAGTGGTTATTCTCGACTCCACTTCACACGAGCACGAAGGCGAAGGCGGGTATCTGGAGATGCACGAGGCGGAGTTGAACCGCATGGCGGGCGACGATTGGAAGAAGCGTGAGAGGATGAACTTCACTGCATGGATCAAGCCTGCTCAGGAGCGCAGACGCCTCATCAACTCCATCCTACAGATGAACTGCGCGTTTATCTTCTGCTTCCGAGCGAAGGAGAAACTGAAAATCGTTAAAGGCCACGAGCCGATTCAGCTCGGGTGGCAAGCGATAGCCGGTGAAGAATTCGCTTTCGAAATGACTGTGCGTTGTTTACTCCCGCCCGGTGCAAATGGCGTCCCGGACTGGTCTGAGGAGGCGTTCCGGCAGGGCGTCGCGAAGCGGAGCGACTTCCACGCCCCACTGATTCCAGACGGGGTTCAACTGAACGAAGACATCGGGGAGCGGCTGGCACAGTGGGCGAAGGGAACATTGGGTGGTGAGGCGCTGATCCAGCAGGCCAGAATCTCGGCCGGGAAAGGTACAGACACTTACTTGTCTTACTGGAAGACGCTCACCAACCCACAGCGATCCGAATTGGTCGCCGAGCATGAAAACAACAAGAAACTTGCTCGCGACGCTGACGAGCGGGCGACAACCGACCCAATGAAATTTTAACCAACCTAACAGAAAGGACTCACTGCATGAGTTCACCGTTAGGACACAACAAGACCCGCGTTGGAGGCGTTGCCGTCGATCAACTGAAGTCGATAATCGGCAGAGTCGAGAAGCTGACTGAAGAGAAGGAAGGAATTGCTGCGGACATCCGCGACGTGTTCGCAGAGGCCAAAGGCAATGGCTTTGACGTGAAGGCGATCCGCACGATCATCAAGCTGCGAAAGCAAGATGCTAGCGAACGGGAAGAGGCCGAAACGATCCTGCACACCTATTGCCACGCACTCGGGATGACTCCGGATCTATTTGACGGCGAGGAGTCGGTAGCATGATCACCTCCGGATTGCCCATATTCGAAGAAGGTGGAAAATGCCCGGAGTGCGATGGTGTCTTGTGTTACCCAAAAGTCGAGGGTTGCTCCTGCCACATGAATCCGCCATGCGGGAGATGTGAGAATAACAGGCTGACCTGCGATAAGTGTGGTTGCGAAGAGCCGGAACAGGAGTACCCCACCGCAAAAACCGACTTCCAAAAATCGCTGCCACCTTACGATGCCTATAAGGGCTCGGAATACAAAATAGCTGAGGGGAAACGGCTTTACAGCGTTTTCTACGACGGCCACTCTGGCTCAACGATGGTATTCCGGGGCCGTATCGAGGGACAGGTGACAGCGCAAGAGATTTTCGAGGCACTGGGGGATGGCACCTTCGGGCATCGCGGGCCACACGTCCATGGAGATGGCTTCACGTACACGAAGATAACGGATTAGCTGTGATTCGTGCCTTCTACCCCGCCTCCCGCGCACCATGCGTACTTGATGGATGTCGATTTCGGCATGCAATTTGAGATGTGGAATGGGCTCGGGCCGCCGGAGGGCTTGCTGCGGATTACCGCTGCTGGAGGATACCGGATCGAGGCGGAGGAAGAGAGTATGCACCTTCAGGAGCCACAGGTTGGGGATGTGCTCTCTTCTGGAAAACTGATTGCGGCCTCGTTTGGGAGCAAAAGCACTTTGTAGAAGTTCCCCCTAACAGAGAGGCGAACGCACTGACGACAAGATAGGATTTCTATGGAAAACTTGTAGAGCCCGTTATTCACTGACAACGGGCTTCGATGGCGTTTTGCTTCGCGCTTCTCGGCCTTTATGGAACCAGTCGAGATTGAAATTCACCCTTTTGTCCTTCTTCTTTTGTGATACAACCATTCCGCAACACGGACGAATTCAGTCGATTCGAAACCGGGTTCGAAGGTTCAGGGTGAGATGTCGTTGCGGGCGAGGTGAAGACGCTCTCGAAGGGCTTCTCCGTCAACTTCGACTGCCACATCGCTGTGGTATAGTCGCCCTGACAAGTGCCGTTCTGACGAGCCAGAAAGTTCTCGCCAGCCTCGCAAGATCCCGTTGCCATTGTGCCGGAGCAGCGTCAGATACTTTTGGCCGTGAAGGTTCCAGTCCTCCGTACTGACTTCGGCGGCGATGGACTGTTGCATGGCGGCTTCGATGGCATTCTGGAACGCCGCTTCAGGAGTTGACCCACTGCCACGGGCCACAATTCGCGTTGTTGATGGGGTGAGTTCTTGCGATGTGACGACTGAGGTTTCCGCAATTCTCGGTTCCTGCGAAGGGTTATCGTCCCCACCGACAAGTTGGTGGACGCTAAGGGGAGCGAGGATGGTCGTGAATACCACTCCAAAGGCTTTCCAATACGATCTGGGAATCGTAATCCACATGTTAACTCCTCCTTGAGTTGAATGGGCGATGAGCGATATTTGCTATGGCAAGTGACGTGCCAAATGGTTTTCATGCAAAAGCAAGTGCGTCTCTGGTGGTTTCAGGAACCCGAACGCTTCGAAATGGTAAGATGCGAAAGATAAAGAAGGTTTTGACCAGCGAATCCGACCGAAAGAATCGGATCAATTTTAGGGTTTTTAAATACTTTGCAGGAAGTTGATCTCCCCACAATTGAAAGCGACTGCGCGGATACCCCTTCTCCCAAAATCGACCAAATTTACCATCAGAATTTCGAAAGATTCTCTTAAGTTGAAGCGGAGAATTCTCGGTTATAAATCAACTCCTGCAGTGACATCGCACCGGCCAATCCAGCCTAATCCGAATATCCGTCAAACCTTAAAGGGTATCCTAGACCCCCGTTCCCCACACGATTAAACCGGCATGGCGAATGCTTCTCTCGCAAGTAACGCGGCCATTCGGGTCGCTTGCTTATAGAGGCTGTCCAATGTGTGCAAAATTTTTCACTTTGTTTGTTGTTGCCCTGTCCCAAATTGGTTGCGCCGGAGGTTTCCGGGTCGGGGGCAATAATTGCGGGGCAGGAATTGGGGCGTATATCGGTGCGGTTCCGGATGTCATCAAATCAGACCGCAGCTATTATCCTCCTCTGCCAACGGAGCCTCGGCCTATTCCGCAGCCGGTGTTACTCGATCCCGTGGCGAACCAATGATCCACCCCGTTACTCCCGATGGCCGGTATTTTGTCGTGCGAGGTCGCTTGTGGAGAATGACAAACCCAAGCCTTTCAACCGCAGAGAGGGAACAGCTTGTGCAAAAGCTATCCCGGGCTCGGTTATTGTTGCGTCGCGATTTTAAAGCAACTGATGCCGAAAGAAAAGCTGCGCGTCGAATAGTGAACGCCGTCAAAATTGAGCTCGGTGAACGCGGGGCCGTTTGGTGGACCGATGGGTCGCCGGATTACAACCGACATATGGCGATCAACACGCCTTACGTGGAGTGGTTCAAAGGGCTTTCAAATAGCGAGAGGCGCTAGATTCAGAGGGGCGATTTCGATTCGACTTAGAAAAAGGATATCAACTCATCGCTTCTCTTTTTGAAGCACATTCTGCCACGCTTCCCTCGCCAATTCTTGCCGATCCATCGCATCCCGGAACCGCTGGTGATGTTCAGGGTCGCCTATGACTCGCGAGCGGCAGATTTCCCGAAAATGCTGCTTCGCGGCTTCATATTCTTGCCAAGCGACTTCCTTCGAATTATGTTGGTGTGCGAAGAGGTTTTCCAATACCTGGGCGGTCATAAGCGATCCTCCTCACCGAACACTTGGGAGCGATGGCAGATCGGGGGGAGGAACCTGTACTGTCTATTGAGCCGCCAACGGGTGAACCGGAAACGGAGAAACCTAACCTGGCGACAAAAGTCCTCAAAAGCGATGACCGACCGCCAAAACCTCGCGGCTGCCTGGGAATCGATTGACCAATTTTCGTAGGGAGTCATACCCTCCAGGCCTCCGGCCCGAATTGTTCCCGCCCGAGCTTCAACCGCACACGGTTGGCCTCGCGCACGAGGTCTGGGGCACTGGTTGGGGTTCTGTCCAGCAAGTAACAGCCGTTGCTTTCCGTGACTCGTTTCCCGAGCGTCTGCCGTGCGATCAGGATCGGATTTGTTGGCTCCGGAGTGATTCGTGGGAGAGGCTCTTCTGGCCGATTGGAATGTGTCTCGCGTTTGTTCGGCATCCCCAAGCCGAGCCGTTCACGGTTCCGGCGGATCGTCTGCCAGCCCAAACCCATGCGCTCGGCGATTTGCTCGTCGGACATCCTGCATTGGAACAGGTGACGGAGGATAGCATCGTGGGTGTCGGGGAAGTAGCGGGTCATGGGCCGTTTCTTTCGTGATACTTTTTGCGGTATTCATACCGTACGCCTTTGCCAGGAGCCGCGCGCCAACTGGGAAGCCCATTCTCGTAAACCTCACGCGCTTTCTCGCGGACATATTCTGGTTCGAATCCCGACATATCACACCATGCCTCGAAATCGCTCTGACAATCCTTATCGAAAAACCAGCGATTGGCAAAATCTCGAAGGCGAGCGAGATTTTGTTGTTTGTTCGCGCCTGTGAAGCCGTGGCCCTGGGCTTTCCCCGCGAGGTCTTGAAGCATGGTCAGGATTTTCGCCTTGGCGAGGCTCTCTTCGTTACATTTTGCGGATGGCTTTCCCGTGAACCATTCTGACTGCTCCCGTGAGGAGCCGTATGCCGCTGGTTGGTCAATTCTCAGGCCGCTAGCATGATGTGGCGGGCACACGGTAATACCCCTTTCCCTAATGAATGCTTGCAC